CTTCACTACCTAGATCAAAAGCCTCACTACTCATTAAGCAGCTTTCAAGTCTTTCAAGGTCTTTGAACTCGTTATCAACAGCTAACTGATGCATTAAAAAATCTTGCTCTCCTGGATCGGCAACATCTTCACAGATACGCATATACTCCTTCTTCACATCTTGGAAAGACATTTTTACTCTTCTAGTCCTAACCATAAGCTCATTTTGAGCTTTCTCCACAATGTCCAAACTTACAGGACTGAATCTAAGCCTCTTTGGGTCGACTTCATCTGCATCATGGATCAAAGAACCTCAACCTCTTCCAGAGCCTTTGAAGGACTTCCAGACGGCCTCACAAGGGTTATTTCTATCCCAATCATTTATGTAATCGGGATCTTCTTTAGACCAAGCTACCCATAGCTCAAAGCCAATATCATTTGGTAACTCAGAATGTATAGCCATTCCAACGTGTAACCAATGTTCCCTACTACCTGCTCCTTTAGTCGGAATAACACTCAAACATTCTTGAATAATTTGTGCCCTTTCATCTTCAGTTCTATCTGAAAGATTTAAGCCACTTCTATTTTTTATAAAACCCGCTCTTTCCTCATTCGCCTTTAAGGACTTCATTTCAGCCAACAACCAATCTGGAGCGTTTGGTATGTTGTCTAAATCTCCTTCAAAACTATAATTACCTTCTGACGAAGTGGTTGAACCTGGATAAGCACCAAATATTAAACCTTGTCTGTTCCATAAAATTTCATAACAAGTGGAAGTCTGCTCGGAAAGAAACCTTCCTTTTACACTTCCCCATAGTTCTTCAGGAACTTTAAATACATACTTTGCAGCATTTTTCTTTGTACTTGTAATACAAGGAGCACCATTTAAAGAGTCTCCCCATTTCTTTTCATGGATCGCTAAATTTCTATCTACGTCAAGAATCACTAGACCTTTTCCTTTCAGACCAGTAAATAGACCAACAGCACCAAAACGATTGGGGTGCTTTTCTAATACATAAGCAACATCATCAGGAGAAAAATTCCTTTCATAGGATTCTCCGTAAGGATTCTTACCTGTTGCGTTTAATGTCTTGCCTTCTTTAGATTTTATCTCTACTCCTTTGCGATATATCGGAGCATAAACGAGGTGTTTTGGTAGCTTCTTTACAAACTGTTGCAGATTCATGTGATACAATACCTACTGTGGACGTATGTGTTCAAACCCTCAAGGTTCTTTCCGTCTTGGGGGTTTTTTAATTGTAGTATATTTACATTCATATGTCCATGTACTACAATAGAAATGCACCAGGCAAAAGCCTACAAGCACATTTAAACAAATGCCATTTCTAACAGAAAAAGCACGATCAGCAGTAGCTACCACAGAAACAGGTGGTTACATCAACCCAACAAAACTTGAAAGCGGAGGTAGTGTACGTTTTGCATTACTAGACGATCAGCCTTTAGAGTTTTTTGAAGTTTGGGGCGAATCAGCAGAGGGTAAATTAAAGCCTTTTAGATTTGCAGACACTCCTACACAGGACGATATTGATATTGAAATGGGTAAGGATTTTAGTCGTAGATTGAACAGAGAGGGTACTGCACCAGAAGCAGCTAAGTTTGGCCTAGCTGTCCCAGTATTTGAGCATGAGTCTCAAGAAGTAAAAATTTTTCAGGCTACACAAAAGGGTATTATCAACGAATTTGACAAAATCAGTCAGATGGAAGATTATGCCGATTTATTAGCTTGGGATTTTGTACTTTCAAGGGACGGGACTGGTTTAAAAACTCAGTACAGTTTGAGAGCAGTTCCCCGTAAAAAAGGTACAGAATCTTTAATTGCAGCTACTTATACAGAGGCAAAGGATAATGGTTTCGATATTAAGGAACTAATGCAAGGTGGTAACCCTTTTAATCCGAACAAATAATCGCCATTCATAGGGGGTCTAACGACCCTCTTTTCATTATGATTAAATCTATAGAAACCTATTACAAGGGTTATCTTTGTAGATCTAGAACAGAAGCTAGATGGTTAGTTGCTTTTGATAAGGTGGGTATTAAATATGAGTATGAGCCAGAGGGTTTTGACTTGGGATCAGCTGGAAAATACTTACCCGATCTTTATTTACCTCAAGTGGATATGTATGCAGAAGTAAAGGGTCGGCCCTTTAATATAAAGGAACTAAAAAAGGCCAAAGCGTTGGCTTTAGGGTCTAAAAAAGTAGTTCTTTTGTTAGATGGAGCACCCGCAAGAAAAGCATATTGGGGTATCCACCCTGATAAATATTGTGCTGACGTAAAGTTCGAGAATGAAACCTTTTGTGTAACCGATTACGACATATTTGAGGGTAGTAATTATTGGTTAGATGAAAAACGATTTTTTTCCAATACAGGTAATTGTGGTACGGAATCTTTTCCTTTATCCCATGACAACGGCCATTCAGATGAAAGCGATAGCATAGCTGTTAGGGCTTCCAGGTCAGCAAGATTTGAGCATTATAGAAAATGAATTTGCAAACTACTCTTTTTAAGATATATTAAAAATGGGAAACTATATCTATAAACCATTCATGGGTTCGATACAAAAACATGGAGCGTTAGCAAGTCTAGGGAAATGGACTTTGGAACGTGATGATACAGGAACTACATACCCGCACCGAATATATAAAGATGCTAAGAAAAATATATACCATTCAGTTACCCATATACTAAAAGAAACCGCACCCCAGGAACAAAAAGATGCTTTGGAACGATGGATTGAACGAGAGGGATCAGCAGATGAAAGAGATATGGCTTGTGAGAGGGGAAAACTTGCTCACGCTCATGCAGAATACCTACTCAAAACTGGAGCAAAACTTGCTAGGTATAACGCAAACAAACGAGGTATATGGAACGCTGGAGCAGATGAACTGGAACGCTGTCCCAAAAAAGTCACTAAATGGGCGTTATCGAAAGCAGCCGAAACCGCACCACGTGTTAACTGGAGTGCGTCAGGCTACGCAAGAGGTTTACGATCATTCATATTGGAACGTGTAACAGCCATTCATGCGATTGAATTTAGTGTACATGATAAAGATTATGGATATGCTGGAACGGCAGATGCTTTAGTTGATATTGATGGAAAGTTAACTATATGTGATTGGAAGACCTCTAAAGATATACGTTCTGAAGAAATGTTAGTTAATTATTGTCATCAACTTGGAGCGTATAATTATGCTTTAAGGAAAATAACAGGAATTGAATGTAGTCAGGCATTAATATGTATAGCCCGTAGAAGTGGAAAACCCCAACTTAGGTTAATGAATAACCTAGAAGTCAGGGGAAGTGAAATTATGTTTATGGAACGCTGTCTTAAATTTAAGGAACAGTTAAAGGAATTAGCTGTTGTTTAGCCTTTATCCTTTAATTTTTGTTCAAATGCGATTTTACTTCTTTCTTTAGCAGTAACTATATATTCTGCATCAGAATAAGGAGAATCTGCACTTGGTGTTGGATCGTAGTAAATTATCTCATCTAATGAATCAATAATTTCATAAAGATTTTCTTCAAAGCTGAATACTTCAAAGTCTCTATCTGGTGGACTTTTTTCAAGTTCTTCCTGAATATACTTATCCAAGTCATTCCTGATTTGTTCTAATTTAGTCATCATAATCTTGTGGTTCGGGTAATTGTTCAAATTTTTCCTGGGCTAACTTAGTAGCTTCATTATGTTCTAAGTTTGGATTTTCTTCTAAAATTTCTTCATAGAGACTATCTAGAATGTCATCATTATCTGGTTCGGGAAATAACCAGTTAATTTCGTTTTCTTCAGTCTGTCTATCAAGTGCAGACTGATGGTTATGTAAAAAAGAATCAATCATTTTGACCTCTTAAAGTACGTTCGACTTCAAGGTGATTAATACAATTTTCAATACAATCAGAAATTGTAGTCATAGTACCATCATTATCTTTGGGTAGATCTCCAAATTGATGAAGTCTTGCCATATTTTGTATGTCATACAAGTCGCATAACATATCTTCGATTAGATTCTGCTTCATTTTTTTAACCTCTTTTTGTTTGTGATATATAAATTGGCATATTTAACAGCCAATTCAGTTTCTTGGTTTGTTTCAGCCCATTTCATAGCTTTATAAATAGTATCCAGGGCTTTAAGTTCAAAACACTTTTTTGGATCGTCTTCTTTATCTTCTTCCCATTCATATTGTTCATAGGCTTTTTTGGTGTACCTATAAGCAGTAGATTCTGGAATGTTAGATTTCATTAATGTAATAACTACATCATTTCTATCTAAATCTTGACGAAATAAAGTTAAAGCTAGATTAATTGCTTCTTTTCTATCCATCTTCTTTTAAATCTTTAGTTAACTTTTCAAAACCTGGAATGTCATCAACATAAGGGTTTTCAGTAGCTATTTTTTCAATCCGATTCATAGCATGAACTTGATATATAAAAGAATGTGATGCTAGATGATTTATAAGATGAATAACAGTTACCTGATGATTTTCTGATAACTCATTTATTCTGCAATTCATAGCGATTATGTGTTTAGGCATTAGTAGTTACCCCTTTAATGCACTTTGATTTTTTCTATTGTATTTTGGATTGTTACCCAAAAAATAATCA